CTGATCGGCATAGCCTTGACCGCCGCTTTGGTTTGGGTAACACTCCGTGAGTCTCATCGTGAGACGATTAGTAGTAATCGTATTTGGTCCTCCCTAATACAAAACTTAGCCCTGCTGTCTCTTGGGACGGCAGGGCTTCTTTGTTTGATAGATTTCCCGTTACAGCATCCGGCCACGGCTGCTCTCGTGGCGTTTGTTGCGGCGCAAGTGGCACCCGCCAGATTGATGCCGTACCGGGATGCTCTGGGCCGTAGTCCAGCCCTCATCGGTCTTTTGGCCTGTTGGCCGCTGGTTCTCGCTCCAAGCATGGTGCAGGCTGAAGGTCATTTCTCATGGGCGATGACCTACAAGAACTTACCGGCCACCGACGATGCTTCTTACGAAGCTCTCGTGCATCACAACATGGCCTACAACCTCCGACCGGGAAATTTCCGAATACGCCTTGGCCTGTACGACACGGCCATGTGGTTCGATGGTCGTTTCCCCGGTGAGATCACTGAGACGGATATTGATAATGCGTGGCAGATTTCCAAATCGGCCTCACCAATGCACACAGCCCTTCTCATGGACAGACTTGGGCATCTGACTCGCCGGGGGGATTGTATCGGCATACTGTTGGTCGGCTCGCGCCGTGGTGAGTGCGTCGATGTGTTTAACAATCTTTTGCGTACAGCAAGCAGGCGGCGAGGAATCGCCAGTCTTATCAAGGAGAACGAACGATGATTATTGGACGAAATAGCATGGCACTGAAAGTCGATCCGGCTGGAGGTACAGGCGCAGCCACAGGTGGTTCGTCTGTGGCAACAGCAGTGCCGGATGTGAACGGTGTCAATGCTCCGAGGGTATTGGTTACGGTGAGTGCGGCGGCGTATATCCTTCCCGGTATATCCGCCACGGTGACGAGTTCAAACGGCTTCGTTCTGACGCCGGAAAGTGGAGGTGCCCTGATTTCGACACACGGCATCACCACCATCTCGCACCTACAGGTGTCTGGAGCAGGGCGTATCTGCATCCTGCCGGTCGAATGAGCAAACGCCTCATCGATTCGGACGGTCATTTTCATACCGTTGCACACTACGATGAGCAGAATGATCGTCTAATCGTGCAGGACTGGATGGACGCAGAGCCTATTCTCGAAAACAATCACCGTCTGGCAACTGACGGGGATGGATACAACGCTGATCGGTCGATGCGCCGGATTGCCAACATTCCGTTGACGCTCTACACCGATCTGATGCGTCAGGGTGTCGTGTCCTTCAACGGCAAGGTGACTGATCCTCTAGCCTTGAGGAAGGTTCTGAACAATCCTGACCTGAGGAAACTGAGGACTTCACCGGGAGCCGTCTGATGGCGATAACAACCTACGCAGAACTCCAGACAGCCGTAGATAACTGGCTGCACCGTAGCAACACCGCTGCGCGAGTTCAGGAGATGATCGTGTTGGCAGAGGCGGATATTCGCCGGTCGGTACGCGCACGAGACATGGAGACTACCGCTGACCTGACGATCAGCAGCCAGAGAACAAGTCTGCCAACCGGCTTCGTTGGTTATCGCCGACTGTATATCGACGGCGACCCGGTTCAGCAGCTTACGTTCATGCCACCGGAGAACTTCTGGAGAAAATGGGTCTCATCCCAGACCGGAAAACCGACGAGTTTCACCATCGAGGAGGATGATGTCGTCGTTGGTCCTGCCCCGGATGCGACCTATACCGGCAAGCAACTCTACTTCCGTTTGCAAGCCCTCACTGCATCAGTGGTACCTAGCCTGTTCACCAACCATCCTGACCTGTATTTGTTCGGGACTCTGATTCAGTCTCAGCATTTCTACGGCCCCGACTCCCGCATAGCTGGCTGGTCACAGCAGTATGCGGCAATCATGCAGAGCATCCGGCATAGCAATATCCGGGATCGGATGGGCACCGGCCCATACGAAGCACACACAGATGTGGGGAATCCGTAGATGGCTCAAGCTCTTCAGGTCATTCCTTTTCCTGAGTGGAGGCCCGACGAGGCCGACCTGCTTTCGCCCTACGCGACAGAGGCAAAGAATGTGTCGCCCGGACCTGTTGGATATAAACCCCTAGCAGGGGTCGGAACTACGGTGCGAATGTCCGCTCTGACGGCACGTTGCCAAGGCTCCAGTTTCTTTGTCTCCATCAACGACGGGTTCGTCTACCAGTTCGCTGGAGATGGGAGCAAGCTGTATTACAACTCCAGTGGAACCGCGACGGACGTTTCAAAGTCTGGCGGATATTCGATTGCCGTCGAGGATATGTGGGAATTTACCACCTTCTCCGGGGCCGCGATTGCGTCAAACGTCAACGACCCGATTCAGACTGCCAGTATGTCTGGCACCCAGACTTTTGCTGATCTGGCGACTTCTACACTGAAGCCCCAAGCAAAGAATATCGCCACCATCAAGAGACAGGTGGTGATCGGCAACACTCTGGAGGGATCGACGAGCTATCCCAACCGTGTTCGGTGGTGTGCGGTGGATGACGCCGCTGATTGGGATGCTTCACAATCCACTCTCGCGGACTTTCAGGATATTGAGGGCGTTGGCGAGGTTCGGAAGGTGATCGGTGGACTGGATTACGGCGTCATTCTTTGTGATGACAATATCGTCCGCATGGATTTCGTCGGCACCCCGGACATATACACCTTTGACAAACTGGAACCCGGACGCGGCTGTTTGTCGTCTGGCAGCGTGGCGACTTGGGGAAATCTTGTCATATTCCTAGACCGTGAGGGATTCTTCGCCTTCGATGGGTACCAGTCGCATCCAATCGGAGCGGAGAAGATAGACAAATACTTCTTCGACAACTGGGACGAAAACTTGGCATTCCGCATGACTGCGGTCATCGACAAGATTCAGAAGATATACGTCCTCGCCTACGTCTCATCTTCGGCTACAACGACTGACCCAGACAGTCTTTTGATCTACCACATCCCCACAAAGAAATGGTCCCGTGCATCTGTCAATGTAGAAATCCTTACGGAAGCCCGAACGAGTCCGCTCACCCTTGAGCAGATTGATGACCATGTTCTCGGTGGAGACGATCTTGATGCCCTCACGGTGTCTCTTGACTCGTCCGTGTGGGACGGTGGCGCTCACCGCTTCGGGGCATTTAACACTTCCCATGCCGGTGTGTTCTTCGACGGGGCAAATTTGGCGGCCACCATCGAAACGCCGGTCTTGCAATTCATCCCCGGAAGTCGCGCTATTCTGGACTCCGTTAGGCCGCTGGCTGATGGAGGAACCTTGTCCTGCTCAGTGGATGCCCGCGAACGGCTCAACGATTCCGAGTCTTTTGGTTCCGCATCCACGCAGAATACTGATGGCATCTGTGCTTTTGATTCGGCTAATTCCGGTCGCTATCACAAGATCAGAACGGCTGTGGCAGCGTCGGGAACGTGGACTCACCTCGAAGGCGTAGTGCCGTTTGTCCATGATGCGGGAATGTTCTAATGCACACTCCAGGACACAACACTCCACAGCCAAGTGTCCGCCGTGGCGCAAGTGGGGTTCCTCTTTTCAATGATAACCCGCCAGTGGCCGCCGCCTTTACGCCACAGCGTCAGGAACGTGGATGGATGGATCAATACCTCGGCCCGCATCTCACAAGAGGCATCGAAAATCTCCCGATAGCTCATCTCTTAAGATTGATGCACCCTTCCAAAGGTGAAAAGCCTACCCAATGGGCTTCAATCTTGCTGTCCATACTTCGTCAAAAAGCGGGAATGTTCTGATGCACATCCTCGGACATAATACTCCACAGGTTCCTCTTTTTGATGATAGCCAGCCAGTGGCCGGTGCTTTCACTCCACCGCCGCAAAATCGAGAATATCAACACTCATTAGCCAGAGCTTTGGCAGGGGCAGAGAGCCGCTTTCGCAATCTCTTTGGGGACGTGATAGGCCGCTATGGCGGTCCCCATCTGCGTGGAAGTCTGTCGAACCTCGGACGGATTGCCAGTTTCTTACCGGAGGTGATTGGTCCACAAGCTGATGTCGTTGACTATCAGCACTTCGGCGGTCAGGCGTTGGAAGAAGCCGGGCAGGGTAATTTGGGCCGCGCTCTTGGCAATCTCGGTCTTGCTAGTGCCGCCGGGGCGATGATGCTGCTTCCCGGAACTGTATCGAGCGTCAAGAAAGGCACGGATGTCATAGCCCCCGCAGCGCGAAGGAAAGCTGGAACAGAACTCGTCGCCACCCCTGCATCGGAGGATGTCTATGATGTTATGGACGCCAACATGGTGCATGGGAGATTCGTTGGGAATGAAAATGTGCCGCTAGATAGTCTCCAAGGAGGTATCTCAAGAGCGGTTGGGGAGCAAAAGCTGGTTGACGAACTCGAAAATCAAATTCGTCAGAGCGGAGAAATCAGCCGCATTATCGTAGACCAAAATAATAATGTTGTTGAGGGGCAGCATCGTCTTGCAGCACTTCGTCAGATGGGTGTTGAGTTGGTTCCAGTATTGCGTATTGAGGACATGGCGGAAGGGATGCCTATTGCCGAGATAAGAGCGGCGATCAAGGCGTCGGGCCAGCGACTCCATCCCGATCAGGTTACTCAGCTAATAAC